CGGAGCTGGTGCTGAGGCCGCCAAAACCGCCTTGGCGATCAACTGTGCAACCGTGCCGATGGCGTTAATGATCAGCTTGACCTTGGCAATCGTGGCCGGGTTGGTAATGTGCCCCGCCGTCTCCAAAGCCGCAAGGTTGGTCTGCACAGCGGCGAAGATCGAAGCTGCGGTGGGGCTCGGGCCAAAGTCGTACACCAAAGCCGAAGCACGGTTGAGGTCGGTTACCGCCTCCTCCACGATGGCATCGATGGGGCCAGCCAGCGTGCCTGCTCCAACCAGCGGAAGAACGATGGCCAGACCGTCCTCCGCATAGCTTACTGTGGTGTCGATGACCTGGATCAGCGTGGGCTCGTTCTTGTAGAACTCCGCGTACTCTTTGACCAGGAAGCTGACGAAAGTCTTTTCGTCCTTCTCAATGTCGATGATAACTGCCTTGATTGAAAATCCCATGTCGTGCGCCTCCTTGGCGCTACTTGGAAGCGTCACCGGGAAAGGTGGCGCCAGGGTTGTTGATGGTGGCGTTGGGTCCTGTGGAGTTGCTGGTTGCGCTTGCGTGGCCGGCAAAGGCTCCGAGGGCACCGCTGACGAGGTTGGAGGCAATGGCAAGCACGGCGAGGACGATGTTTGCCGGAGATGGAGCAAAGAGGCAAGCCAGTGCAAGAATAACCCCCAGTACGGCGAGAACTGTAGCCCAAAATGGCTCGGGAATCTTCATAGCGTTCCCTTCCCGCTGCAAACGCAGCATTTTAGATGCTCCTGAATTCCTTCGCAATGGCCGACTTCGATCCAACCTTTGCCGTCGCAAAGAGAGCAGATGCGCTTCCAAAACAGGTTTTTGATAAACCAAATCATATTGGAATCAGGATACACCAGATACGGATTGCTTCACGGCAGAATCGTAGGCTTTCTGCAAATCGGAGCAATAGCGGATAACGCCAGCCGGAGGGTTGACCGTCTTGTGGCCGAGGTTCCAGATTTGACCGATATCCAGCAGGTTCTTGGGCTCGAAGTGCGCTACGTAGGAATTGAAGTGACTGACGCATCCGCGGGCACAGTCGTCGAGGTTGATCTCTAGTTCTGCCGGCGAGAACCCTGGGTAGTTGATAAGCATGAGTTGCCATGGGCCAAAACTGGAGGCCCCGAGACGACCGTACTGGGCCACGAGCGCGCGCTGCGCAGGACTCGAAGCCCATACCGAACCGCCTACGTCGTACGCAGGTTCATGCCGCGGCCCGCAGTCGTTGCCAGTGCTGCTTTCGTTAGAAGCCAGGGCAGCCATGATACGTTCACCGTCGAGTCCTGTCGGGACTTTCAATACCGGGCCATACTTTGCGCAGGCGGCCAGTACGTCGATCTTTGGAAAGCTGTTCATGTTGCCCTCATAGGTCGTCGGGTTGCGGAAGATCGCGGGGCCATCCCGGATTAGGACTCGGTGTATCCATGGCGAATCCGTTTTAGTGCGCTCGGAAGATCAAATTTGTGATCCACCCCAAGAACGCGCCCATGATTCCGAAGGCGGCCGCGTAGCCGGTCATAAGGATCTTCCACCGTTCCTGGGCAGTCAATCGAGTGTTGAGACCTTCGATAGCAGCGGGGAGGTCTTTTGTGCGTTCCACTAGTAACGTTAGGTCGGTCTTCAGTGCCGCTAGTGATGCGCCATGCTCTTCGAGTAGTTTGGTCTGCGAGTTCTCTCGCTCTTTGGCGAGTGCGTCACGCTCTTTGGTAAGCCGCTCAATGTCTTTTTGGAGAGCGTTCACTCCCGCGAATTGGCTTACGTTCGTTCTGCGCTCAACCATCTTTGTCCCGCTCCATAACTCCAATTTTTAGTAGCCGATTACGCGCCACGCACACTGGCCTTGCTGAATAGTGTTGCCGTTGCCGTCGAACCAAACGGTAATACCCGATGTCGTGATTCCACCAGAAGCTTTATCGACTGAGCAGGTGAATGGGTGAGTCCCGCTACATGTTCCCGATGATCCCGTGCAGTATTCAGATGTGAAGCTAGGGACAACGTAGTTGACGCTGGTGAAAGAGATAGGGAAGGTGATCGAGATGTCAGTCGCCACAGTTCCGCCGAAAACATTGGAGGTTCCCCATTGCTCAATAGTTCCGTCGGCAAAGATGCGGTAGCAAGCGTAGGTGGAGTTGGCAATGCTGCTGGTACATGTTCGGGAAGTGACCGCGCTAGATACCGATGTAACGCGGCCCTGGGCATCAGTGGTAATAGATGAGGGGTTGGTCACCGTGCCGGCCGTGCCAGTGTTCGGAAGTCCAACGTTAGTCTTTCCAGTCCCGTTGCTGCCTACCACCGTTCCGTCGAAGTTTAAGATTGGCTGCTGGGCGAGCGCCGATCCGTTCTCCTGCACTGTTTGGTAGTAGAGCGTGGCAGCAGCAGGAAGCGCATTGCACAGAGCGTTTCCGTTCGCAGATATTCCGTAAGCGTAGTTTGTGAGTGGATTGCAATCGGACGGAGTTGCCGCTAGAGCGGAAGCTGTCGCAGCGTTGCCGGTTAGAGGCCCGATAAACCCGGCGGCGTCAGTAAGCGTCCCTGTCATTGTTCCGCCGGCAGCCCAATTGTCATCCAAGGTCACATCGGGAACGAAATACTGACCGTATGAGGAGTTGATAAGCAGTCCATAATGCCCTACCGCCGCACAGAAGTAGTAGTTGCCGCCGGCATCGGCCGTGAATGGGTTTGTAGGGGTTGCCGTGCTGAGGGCTGTTGTGGTGTAGATGCTAACTTTGTTCGCCACGCAATTGGCAGCTGTCGAGCCTGGTGTGCAGAGCGCAACGGTGGCGTAGGGAATCGGAGCAATGACGCCGTTTGAGATGGTCTGTGCGACATTGTTGATGCAAACGCCGATAGGAGCCTGGGCAACGGCAAAGGCTGCGCAAAGCCAGAGAGCGGTGAGAGCGATGATGCGCTTTACTGATCGATTCACAGGGCCTCCGGAGACTTCACCAACTGTGGGCCAGCAACTACGGCCTCTTGCGGTTTCGAGTCCTGATTTACAGTCTGTTGCTCGATACGCCCAACGATCTGCGTCGAGATGATCTTCCGGCACTCCGGGTTACCGCAGAAGATGATGGCGCCAATCATGCCGCCAGGAAAGATCTGGTTCATGATCGAGAGCCGGGCCGGATCGTCGCTGCAATACGGGCAGGCCGGCAACATAACAGGGGTCACAATAGCGGTTTCGTTCGGTTCAATCTTCGTTTCCATCAGTGTTCCCTCCAAAGTGAAAGACTCGCCACTGAGCCTCTTATCAAGGTCCTGTGGCGAGTCAGACTGGTTCTGTACCCGTCAATGCGATTGTACCGCACCCTAGTAGCGGTAAAAGGCTAGATGCGTGGCCGTGGGCGCCGGGGCGATGACGTAGGTGATCGTTGCGCCGCTCAGTGTGAAGTCAACGCCCCCCGGCTTCAGGACTTGCCATCCGCGGTAAAGCCGAAGACTGGCGGCGGGATTCGGGGCTTGCGGCAACGTAAAGACTTTGTTGGTCCCGTTCAGCGTTCCGGTCGGGGTAATCCAATCCGCAAAGTTTGGTTCAGTTCCGCTTCCGGCGTAGGTTCCCCAAGCGAGAAAAGATGCGCTGCCAATCGGCACAGAGGGAATGATCGTGTTCCCGTCGAGGATGTAGTAGTCCTCTCCAGACTCAGAAAAGACCGAATCAAGCAAGCATCGAGCAGGCTTGAAGAAGTTGATAATCGTGGCCATGTAGCCGAGTTGATCTGGGGAAGCCCCCATGCTTTGAAACATTCCATTGCGGTAGAGTTCTATGGAAATCGGAGTATCTGGAAGTACCAGATTCGATCCTGAGACAGTGGGCACAACTGCATCAAAGTAGAGCGGTGTGCCGTCTGTGGCCTTGCGCATCAAGACACACAGCGAAGAATTCAGCGCAGGAGCAAAGGACATTGTGAGTCCCGTCCCAGCCGATGTGTAGTCAACTCCTGGGCGTTGCAAGAGCCCGTTGTAGAAGACGCGGAGAGAACTGCTCACCGGAATTGAGGGGAGGTTGAAAGATCGGTTGATTCCGTTCAGCGCACCGATGGGTGATTGTCCCGATCCTCCCACTCCCACACGGAAGACAGCCCACCCTTGGCTGGCAGGATACGAAGACCCACCCCATGACGCCTGCCCTTCGTACATCGTGGCAGTGAATCCGCATAGTGCTAGGGCTTGGACGATAGCTCCCGGCGTGCCCATGATCTTGTGGAGCGGAAGAGCGTTTTGAATGATGGTCTGGGATGTTACGCCCAACGCCTGCATCGGGACACTGGGAATCATCATGTCGAGTTCCCATATCAAGTAAGGCAAGATGGAGGCTGGAAGATTGGTCCCCAGAGTCCTGATAAGCAAAGGCGTGAGGTCAAGGGACTCAAGGCGCGCAGAGAGTTGCATGTGGGCCTGGGTCCGGAGATCATTGATCGACGACGCGGGCCTGAGATTGTTTGCCATGTTGCTCAGGCCCTCCTTTGGCCTATCTATCTATCGTAGATGCCGGACATTTCATCCTTTCGTTCTCTTGCCTAAGGCGCCTTTGTGACGACTACCGAACCAGTCCCAGTGATCGTGATTTTACCCGTAGTGTTGATTGTGATGGTAAAAGGGCCGGTCGGTGGTGTGATGGTGATGGTGTACGCGGCGGAGCTGGTTGCCGAGTTGGTATATCCGGACTCGGTTGCGATCGCGTAGAGAATCTGTGAAGAAGCTACTGAGATTGCACCTGTCACCTGAAATGCGCCGGCGCAGGAAGAGGCAGAGCAACCAGTGAACGTGCCAGTGGTGTTGTACCAGATGGTTGCGCCGCTCGTGGCGCTGCCGATGGTCACCAACTGTGCGGAAGTGTAGGTTCCGGCAACTGGAGAGAATGTTGGCGTTGATGCTGTTGGTGTTCCTCCTGCGTAGCAGGTTGCCGCATTGAATGTATAAGGTGACCCAGCGCCTCCATCAGTACCGCCCATTGCTGTGAAACAAGCTTGCGCGGGGTTACTGGCAGTTAGTGCTGCGTGCCCGCCCGGCCCTGTGCCACCCGTCACATCGGGACCGATGGCAGGGTATGGTAGCGACCCCCACCAGGAAGGTTTCGCCGTTAGATAGAAGGATGGCGGAAGTGTGTGAGTAACGCCCGTGGCCCAGGTAATCGCCCCGGTGATGTTGCTGTAGTTTCCGTGAAGGAGGTCCGTGGCAGACGTTCCAGCCAGATGACAAGGTGGGGTTCCTCCACTACAGCCTGTTCCGCTGCCGTCGTCTCCCGC